TTCACGAACCAAGTCACAATGCAGTCTCCCATTATGTTTTTACAAGGAGAGGCGCCTTCGTGTGGGCACAATATGTCAATAATCTCAAGGTCTGACTTATTTATTCGGAGATGAAGAGTGTGGCCATCATTGTGCCAAGTTTGTTCATATTCCTGATTGTGTGCCATGTTGATTCAGTTCGGATAAATTTGAAAAATCTCCACGTCTCTTGACGTGTGGCAGGGCCTGTTTATAATTTATCACTCATCAGTTCGCTCGAGCGGAGGTATTTTTGTTTATGAAATAGACGCACATCTGGCGGAGCAGTAGTAACTATTGTTTTTTACGCGAACCATTCCCTTGACCATTAATTTTCCACAATTCGCGCATGAGCAGGTCGAGTTTTTGGAGCCAACGTATCGAGTGGGGCTACCGTATATCGCATGGTCTTGTTGTTCTTGTTGGGACTTACCTGAAATCGGCTTTATGTTCTTTTTGGTGGCCATCAGACATCCCCTTTGGCATGGTCGTTGATGTGCTGGTCAAGCTTTATTTCGTTGCGGATGACGGTACTTTCTACTCTGTCAATCGAGCGACCGAGGTTTCTTCCAATAATGTCAAGTTTTTCTGAAACTACATTATGGTCAGACTTGTTCTCTCTGCGACCCTTTTCAATAAGGGCAACCACAATTGCCCCAACTAAACCAACTATGGCTATCGTAATTTCCTGCATGCAAATCAGCTTTCAGTTTTGATAACCCATATGTTGGTCCGGGACGACTTATAAATTGTACATTACGCAGATTTGTAATGAATTAAGCCTTTAGAAATTACTAATAAAAATTATTTATTCTGGCTCTCTCATATGAAGGTACAAAGCACCTAGGAGAGCTATGCCAGAAGACACTCCGGCAATAGTTTTAATACTTCCCGAGAGTGTCAAATAGACAACCAGGGAGCCGGATATTGAAAGACCCAGGCCGAGTACTCCATAAATAAATTTTTTCATAAAAAGACTCCATTTAAAAGTTCGGACATTATTATTGTACTGGAAAACACTTAAGTTTTTAATCCATTCCTTGCTGTCTCCCGCAATCTCGCCAGAGAACTCTTCGTCGTCTTCTGGCTTGCGAGCACTATTGTTATTGGGCGCTCCGCCAGTCCCACTAGGACCACCAGAACTACTAGAGCCACCTATTGCGCCACCAACCACAGCTACCGCTGCGCCTACGGCAATAACCGTGCGTCTATCGCCAACGTCAATCTGAGAATTTAAAGGAACGTATGTGTCAATGGCTCCATCGAAAATATTTATTTCGGCTTCTAAGGACTCTCTGACTTCGGTAGGCGCATCTTGAACAGCCTCAATAAGTTGCGCTGCATCCTCTGAACTTATATTCGAAATATCAACGGCTTCGAATATTTCCGCAGCCTGGTCGCCGTCAACACTTTGCAAAACTTTTGCGCTCGTAGCGAGGTCTACAGCCTGGTCTTCCGTGACCCCATTCTCAATGACCGAGTCGACAGCAGCCGAGACCTGTTCTTCTGTGACCGTTTCTGACTCCAAGACGTTAACCAATTCCTCAAATTGCTCATCAGAGATTGGCTCATCCAAGACGGCAGAAATGATTGAGTCAAATTTCTCATCGGAAATTGGTTCATCAAACACTGCACCGAGGGCTTCCGCGAACTGTTCTGTACTTAGGGGTTCATCAAAGACTGCCTGTACTGCAGCATCAAACTGCTCTTCGCTAAGGGACTCGGTGTCTTCAAAGACCGCCGCAACGGCATCTTGGAATTGCTCATCCGAAAGAGGTACATCAAACACTGCAGTAACCGCATCATTGAACTGTTCTTCCGATAATTGGCTAGGGTCTTCAAACACTGCATCTACAGCCGCAGCAAAGTTTTCATCAGATAAAGGCTCGGAAAAAACAGAATCAATAACCGTGGAGAACTGAGCATCTGTGAGTTCTTGGTCAAGGAGGGAGTTGACTACGGCAGTTAGTTCTTCAGGAGTATCGGCATCGGCGACCAAGTCGTCAACAGCTTCTGCGAGTTCGTTATTAGATATGGGCGTATCAAAAATGTCCTCGACGGCAGTGTCGGCGGCATCCTGAACATCTTCTGGAACTTCTATCGGCGGTTCGCTCGTCGTTGGCGTTGTTTCGGGTGGTTCTGTTGGTTTAGGTATCGTTTCTTCAACTGTTTCTTCTGGTGTTGTTGTTCCAACTGGAACCTCCACTTCCGTGGTTGTTGTGGTTTCGGGTTCTGGTTCTGGTTCTGGCTCTGTAGTGGTTGTAACTATTTCTGGTTCTGGTTCAGTAGTAGTTGTGGGTTCTGGCTCTGGCTCGGTAGTAGTTGTGGGTTCTGGCTCTGGCTCGGTAGTAGTTGTAGTACTGGTCGTGGTAGTTACGGCGGTTGTTTCAGAAACCTCATTACTCCAACCTGAATAAACCGAGACAGAATCATTGTCGGCACGAACCTTAAATTGATAGGTGGTTCCTGGTTCTAGATTTTCAACAACTGCAGATGTGTCCGTAGATGAGATTGCCCAGCCAGAAACCCAATTGTCATTGGAGAAAAAAATGGCATATCTCTCCACTTGGATATTTGACTGTTCCGGAGCGTTCCACGACAAATAAACTTTATTTTCATTACTGGATGTGACTATTAGGTTTTCTGGACTATTTAAATACGGAGCGATAGTCGTAGTGGTAGTGCTAGTGGTGGTTGTGCTGGTACTGGTTGTGGATGGGGTGTTGGTCGGCGTTAAGTCTGATTCGACTACGTAAGATGTTCCATACCACCTCGTAGGGTCCCCGCAGCAAACGCCCGTACGGATGCGATAGGTCCCAGTTGCTTGTACGTTATAAGAGATGTATGAATCAAGACCGTAAAAGTCGTCGTTTGAAGCCAATTCCGTATTATTACTGTCATACAGCCATAGCTGGCTGTCAATACCGTATTGCTGAGCGTAGGTTCTTACGGTAAATGTAGTTCCGGCTTGCAGCTCATAATAATAGTCATTGGCGCCATCGGTTGTTAGAGTGCTGGCCTTTAATGGGCTCGAAAAAAAAGAAACAACCGAAAAAATCAAAATAGGTATTATCGCCCATGTGCTGGGTCGTGGTCTTATATATCTGTTGCCAATTCTCAATCCCTGTCCTCTCCCGACAGAAACAATTTTACAGCATGCTATTTATAATGTGTGCAATTAAATATCCCTCTTGGGAATGTTTCTTTGTTCAATAGGGCTCAGTCTGCCTTTATGCTGAACATCTATGTCTTTTCTGACCCACGTCATCCCGTATGGCGTGTCTAGATTCTCAACTCCAACTCTCATCATCAGGCGTTCCGCCATTGATTGAAACGAAGGGTCGTCACTTAAATTGAGATACGAGTTATGAAACCACGGAAGGTCATAGAAAGCTGGAGAATTAACAAGAAGACACCCGGCCGTAGTCCAGTGCTCTTCAATTGGGGGGCTTTCGCTTATTACTTTTCCAGACAAACAATAAGCCCCAACATTTGCCCCAACAAGAGGTCTGTCTACTTCAAGCATTTTTTCAACAATCTCTACTGTTAGCTGTATGTCTGAGTCGACATATAGGATTGCTTGATAATTAACTACCCCAATGTTCCTTTCGGCGCAGTCTTCTCCCCAGTGGTGACCAGAGGTGACCCTATGTCTTTGAGCAAATTCTCGGATTAGGTTACGACCAGTTTCTATGCGAATCCATCTATTGCCGGACGTGACTTCTGCCTGCATGTCGTTTATCGAGTAGGTCCAGTAGTCGCCATTGACTTCGCGAAGTGCAGCAACGACTTCGTGGAATGGTTCAACGCCGCGCACATCTGTCTCAAGTGCGGCAAACCATTTAACGTTTGGAAACTTTTCGATGATTTGAGCCCTGTTTGAAAGCCAGTCCAAGTGTTCTCTAGCCTCGCACTTCCATGGGACTAGAGGGGTTCCGATGACAAAATGCTTGCTGTAATCTATTGATTTTAATACCGAGGAAATGTGAGGTGCTGGTTCCGGATTTTTTAACTTCGATACAAAATCTGAACAAACTCCAGCATATTGAATCTCCCATCCTGGAGTTAGTTCTGACCAGTTCGCTTCAGGCATCACCTTTATACATTTTGCAGAGGTGTATTTTTTTCCTGGATAGGACCACACATATCCCGTGCTTGTTAGTGTGTAATCGTCTACGTTATGAAAAAAACAATTCAAACCATTTCTCATAGCAAAACTTAATGCGTCAGTGTTTTTGCAATGAACCCATATTTGGGTTGTTCTGTCAACCAGCCACTCGGCTGGGACTTGGTGCTGGGGCCAGTCATGGCCAAGAAATATTCCAGATTCATTAATCCATAAATCAACCTCAACATCAAAGCCTTGCGCTATTGCTTGCTCAATGTAGTCTGGCTGATTTTCAAATTCAGGATTAGGCCCGTTAAGGTTTCCGCGATGTGATATGTAAATCATTTTTCAACCTGAATCCATATCCAGTTTCTGTGATTGTCTCCAGGACCGGTATCTCTGATATCTGACTTGTAGTTGGTATACCCAATCTCGTCAACGAGGTCCTTTTGTATATCTGCTTCTTCTGTAATGCTTACATCTGCATGCCCGTTAGTGCTTGCCGCATCAAATATGTCATCGAAATATCCAGCAGTAGGAATTCCGTCTTTGCCCCCGTGTCCCATTTGGAAGCAAAGCTTTCCTCCCGGTTTTAGGACTCGATAAATATCTTTAAGAATATTAAATCTAATCTCGTGAGAACAAATATGTTGAAAGCAAATAACAGCGAAAACAACGTCATAGGTGTTTTCTTCTATCATCGATAAGTTGTCACCACTTGTGACGTAAAGGTTTGAGTTAAAAATATTGTTGTGTTCTAGGTTTATCTTTGCTTTATCAATATTGATATCGGAGATGTCTATTCCGTCGATTCTTGCAAAACGGTTAGAAAACTTCACAAGGTTTCTTCCCGGGCCACACCCGTACTCGAGGGCAATTAGACCATTTGTATCAAAGTCCTTAAACAAAACAGTGTCATAGTCTGCCCAGTTGTTGTGGGCATCGTACGAACCAACGACAGGGTCTCTGAAAGACAACGACCACTGACTCGCATATTCGTCATAATACTTATTTTGCATGGACAGGTAGTCCGTTTTTGTCTTTTTCACTTATGGTTCTCCAAGTAATAGTTGAGGTCTTCCGGTGTTCCGATTCCCCACATCTCGGAAACTTCTTTAATTCGTATTTTCTTTCCGTCTTGAATTGCTTCATTAAATACGGGGCAAACATAGAACTCATTGTTGGTTCTTATGTTTTTTTCAATCATTTGATTTGCGTATTTAACATAGTCAGAGCCATGCTTCCAGTAGTAAACCCCTACCGTGGCATTGTCTGATATTGGATTTTTTTCAGCAACTTCATCAACAAACCCGTCTTCCCCTATTTTTGCATAAGACCACTTTGGGTGAGTTGCTTTAAACGTAAGTATTCCGCCGTCAATTTCATCTGCATCAAACGCGTATAGGCACTCATTGCTGTTCCACTCGATTAACTGGTCAGAGTTTGCCATAAGAAGAGGGGCGTCATTGTCTATAAGGTCAGAAGCGAGAAGGGTCGTGCATGCTGCCCCTTCTGTCATTCCGTCAACAATTACTATTTCGCATCCAGGTTTAATAATGCTCAATACTTGCTTGAGGTTGTATTTTTCGTAATGCTCTTTCTGTACAAGAAATATGAAATGGGCATCAATATTAAGATTATCGACCACCATCTGAATCATTGGCTTGCCGTGAACCTCGATGAGAGGCTTGGGAAATGTGTATCCAGCCTGGGAGAAACGTGAACCAGCTCCAGCCATAGGAATAAGAACGTTCATCTTTTCGTTCTTCCACGCAACATTTGTTCTTTGGCTTGCATTAATTTCTGATGCCATTCGTAATAATCTTTCTTTATCTAGGCTGTATGAGTCTTTTATTGCATAGAGGTGAGCCCCAGAAGCGTTAGCTCCCTCTCTACCTATGTGCGAGTCTTCAACAATTATCGTTGAAGAAGGAGTTGCACTGCAGTTAATCATGCACTGCCAGTACATTTCTGGGTGAGGCTTATGATGTTTTACATCTTCGTTACTCATGATGTGGCTAACCATGTGCAGGACGCCTATGGCGTTGAGAGCAGTAATTACTGTTTCACGAATAGCATTGCTCGCAACGGCTATTTTCCAGCCATCCGCTTTTAGGGTTTGCATTATGTCTATTGCGTTTGCGTTTTTTGGCAATAAGCTCAATATTTCAATAGTTGACTTTTGCTTGTTTTCCCACACTTCTGAATGGGAATCTTTTGGAAGCCCTTTCATAGAGGTGAGCATTTCTAGTTTCTTTGTAGTTCCAAGTCCATCAAAGGTAGATAAATGTTCACTGCGAGAGATAACGAACTCTTCTCCAACCAGAGATAGGGCTTTATTTAGCGATTCGTAATGAACATCGCGTGAATCTATAAGCACTCCATCTAGGTCAAATATAATCAGTTTTTGACTTTTCATTGGGATTCCGGGCCGGCATGTCTATGCCATTTATTGTGTCTAACAACGCTTCCACCATTACATTTCATGACGTACTTGTTACGCACCCTCATAGACCATTCGACATCTTCTTCTTCATTCCAACCCCGAGACTCATCAAGAGGCTCTTCTTGTAGAACGTGTTTTTTAACTATAAAGAATCCGCCAGAGATATACATGTATTGGGTTTGCGACCAGTCGTCGTAGTCGAGTGACCATGCCCTGCCGTGGTCTGGCTTATCCCAAAGAGACCAATCCATCGGGTTTCTGGCTCCGGTAATCAAATACTGAGGGCATGAACATATTTCCCAGTCTGTACCAAAAGATTTAAAATTCACATACCAGTCTTTATCAAAAACGTGATAGTCATGCATTAATACAATATTTTCGTATTTTGCTTCAGCGGCAAGAATGTTCTTTTTTCTTGTTATCCATTTAGATTTTTGTGATTCGTCAAAATCGATTACCCTCAAGTCTTCGGCGGAATTAGAAAATTCATTGCCACCCCCGCCAATCAAGAGAATTTCATATTCGGGAATGGACAAATTCCTTATTGAATTAATTATTTCATCAAGTCTTTGACGGTCTTCAAATCCCGTAACTATCCCAAAAGTCCACCGAATATCATTCACGGCTAAATATTGTCCTTGATGAACTTCATCGTTGCGTCCCAGTCATCACCACGAGCATCCATGGAAAAATCTTTTGCAATCTCGTAATTTTTGTCAGCTTCGTTTCGTCTCGCGGTGACGTCAATTAGTTGGTCTAAATGGTGCATCCATTCGTCTTTTGTGTTTGCAATTCGACCTACTCCCTTGTCTGCTAAATATTGATATTCGGGAGAATATGAAGAAACAAAGGGAATGCCGGCCGCCACATACTCAAGACCCTTGATGAAGGATTTTGCGTGATTGAATTCAATATTATTCAAAGGAACAATTCCAATATCAATTTGTTTAAATAAATTGGGGTATTGGTAAATTGGGGCCATGGATGTAATTTTAGAATACTTTTCATCAATTCCTAAAAGCTCATGTGCCAGCGGCGCACTTGGGTTGTGTCCAGAATGTTGAAAAAAAAGTTTTCTGCTTTGAATGTATTTGCCCATAAACTTATTGAGCTGCTCAAGGTCGTTGGAGCGCCAATGAGTTGCTCCGACCCATCCGATACGAGGACGTTTGTTAACTGTTATTTGCTTTCGCGTCCATCGATGAAGGTCGATGCCGTTGCGCACCATGAAAACATTGTTGCGTTTTTTGCTGTAATATTCAAACAGGAACGGTGTTGACGTGATTATGGCGTCGGCAGCCATAATTATCTGTGCGTATATCTCTCTATTTGAATCTGGGTTAGTTTTTGGGTCAGTTGCCGCATAAGCCCTATTCGATTCCGACAGCCCGTCGTGCCAATCGTCAACATCTACGACGATTTTTTGCCCCATTGCTTGAGCCTTAAATACTGATTCGAGTACTTCTTTCTGCATTAAAAGCTTCAGGACAATAATGTCCCATCCGTGGACAGACCGACCGTCTTCTGTGAGCATCCCAAATCCGCGTTGTTCGTTATATCCCGGGAATCCAACAGCACTAAACCACCCTCTTTTGTTCAGTTCATCAGAAGGGAGCTTACACCTGTACCATGCGCACCCATTCGGCTGTAGAGGGTCTGTGCCCCAACACCAATCATGGGTGAGGAATGCAATCGTTGGTTTTTGGGTTCGGCGTTTCATATAGGTCTTGACTCAGACTAATAAAAAACGGTCACACGACCCCGTCAAGAAATATTGAGAATTTAATCATGTTTTCAAACAGAGATATCATCAAGCGGTTCAAATACTTGGCCATATTTGAGTGATATTTAATCTACAATCAATAGTGAAACTGCTTTTTGGGAGGCTCTAGGCGCGATGTTGGCAGGAAATTATAACTTAACGTGTCAACAGGGCTCAACCTTTACTCGATTAATAGAAATTGAGCAGCCCGACCTCACAACTGACCCGACCGGGAACACATTTGAGCCTTATAATTTGTCCGGATTTACGGCCAGAATGCAGGTACGTAGAACCATAGACTCGGCAAGCGTCTTACTGCACCTCACTACGGCAAACGGGGCACTGACAATCAACCCTTCAGGGGCCGCCACAAATCAAATATATATTAACGTCAGTGCTTCGGTTACGGCTTCGGTCTCTACCAGCGGCGTCTATGACCTGGAGATAGTTAGCTCGACAGGGACTGTTACTAGAGTTCTTCAGGGGGAGTTTAATTTGAGTCCAGAAGTGACGCGATGAGTAATGTCCCGAATAATGTAATCGTCAATCAGGATGCTCCCAATCAGGTGGTTGTCAACCAATCCGCCCCTAATAATGTCATTATTAATGAGGATTCTGCCAATCAAGTAATCGTCAATCAGGATGCCCCAAATCAGGTTGTTGTTAGATTATCCGCTCCTGCTTCCTCGAACACTAGGCGATACGTCCATATCCAGGAGCAGGCCTCGTCAACATGGACCATTGCGCATACTCTTGGCGGCAGGCCTTCAGTAACCGTTGTCGATTCTGCTGGGACCGTGGTCTACGGTGAGGTACAATATTTATCAGACACTCAGGTTTCAGTGCTATTTAGTGCTGGATTTTCAGGGTACGCATACCTTACATAAGGACTCACTATGGCTCAGAAGTTTCTTACAAATATTGACCTCAATAAAAATGCGGTAGTTAACGCCAGTTTTGAGGTCCTTACTACCGACCCCTCAACCGAGCTTTTTGATGGCCGGATGTACTTCAATAGTGTCGATGGCGTCATTAAAATCTATGATTCAACTGCCGCTGCGTGGCGAAAAGTCGTTGCTGGCATTGGTGCGGCTGCTGGCGTAATAGCCGCGGGCACTCACGCCACAGCCCTAACGATAAGTGATTCCGGTGGGCAAATTTCAATTACCCCAAATCTTGCAACTTCTGCAAGTGCTGGTCTTTTCTCTGCAACGGATTTCACCAAACTTGCCGACGCTACCGCAGATGCAACTGCATCCAAGTTGGTTATGCGTGATGCAAGCGGTCAGGCTAAAATCGCCACCCCTACAGATGCAGCACATATTGCCACCAAGGGGTATGTTGATGCCGCCCGTCAGGGCTTGGACGTAAAGCAATCGGTCAGAGTTGCCTCTGCTACTCCAGTAGCAATCGCCAACGGTCTTGAAGCCGGCGACACAATTGATGGAGTGACGCTTGCCGAGGGCGACCGAGTCCTTCTTATGGGCCAAACCTCTGCATCAGAGAACGGAATTTATGTTGCCGTCGCTTCTGGTGCTGCTTCTCGCTCGTCTGACGCAAATGGTACGGCCGATACCGGCGAGCTCAAGCCAGGAACATTCACTTTCGTTGAAGAAGGTACTGACAACTCCGACAAGGGATTTGTTATCTCGACTAACGGAACCATCACTGTCGGCTCTACTGCTATTGCTTTCACGCAGTTCTCCGGCGCAGGCTCGTTTACAGCAGGTAATGGTCTTTCCCAGAGCGGAAACACAATCAATGTCAACGTCACCTCTAACAGAACAGCAATTACCGAAGATGCGATTGACATTTCAGCCAACTATGTTGGTCAGTCTTCAATCACGACACTTGGCATAATTGGTACAGGAACGTGGCAAGGCAATGTCATTGCTGGTCAGTACGGTGGTACTGGAGTAGCCAACACCGGCAAAACCATCACTTTGGGTGGAAACCTCACCACCTCTGGAGCACACGCTACTACGCTCACCACGACCGGCACTACGGGCGTAACTCTACCCACAACGGGAACCCTCTCTACCTTAGATGGTACTGAGACCCTTACCAACAAAACGCTCACTGCTCCAGCATTGGGAACGCCTGTATCGGGAGTTCTCACTAACGCAACTGGACTCCCATTAACAACTGGCGTTACTGGAACGCTTCCTATTGCCAATGGTGGTACTAACGCAACGACCGTAGCAGATGCCCGAGCGAACCTTGGCATCAAGACATCCGCTGGTGCCGCATCCACAACCACTTCAGCGCTTGCTCGAATTGCCGCCCAACCTTGTGCTGCAACAGTAGAAGGCAACCCAGCTTCGGTTACGACCGTCGAACACAAGTTCAATACAAAGAATGTTATTGTTCAGGTTTTTCAAGTGTCTACTGGTGAAACAGTCAACTGTGATGTCGTTCGTTCCACCGATGATGCAGTCGTGGTAACAATTAACGGAACCTCTATCACCCTGGACGAGTTCCGTATTGTCGTAACAGGCTAAGCAACCATAAGAACTACTCCAGAAAACAGAGGAAAACTATGAAAATCACAGCAGAACACAAAGCTATGGCAGCATCTTACGCACGAAGCGTGCTTGGAGCAGCAGTGGCTGTTTACGTATCAACAGGAGATGTCAAGATGGCAGCCAATGCTCTCTGGGCAGCAGCGTTGCCTGTTATTCTTCGTTACTTCAATCCAAAAGATATGGCTTTCGGCAAGAAAGCTTAATTAATCGGCCCTGAGGGGCTCGACATAAGAGACGACTGAGGTCATGGCTCAAAAATTTGTAACCCCAATCACGATTAAACAGCTATCTTCTGCTGGCTCTGATGGGTTGACGATTTATGTAGACGCAGACTCTTATGCAAGACTTCAAATTCAAGGTGGCGGCCGACTCGTCTGGGGTGACGGTTCAAGTGCTGGCGATGTAAATCTATATCGTGATGAAGCGAATGTTCTCAAAACTGACGATACCTTCAAGGTTCCGGTTTTATTCATTGATGGCATTGAAGTAGATACTTCTGGCGCTCAATCTGGCCAAATTCTCCGTTTTGACGGTGCCAAGTTCGTTCCATATACGGGCGATGCAGGCCCTACGGGTCCTACGGGTGTAACTGGAGCGACAGGACCTACTGGAGTAACGGGAAGTACTGGAAGCACTGGAGCCACTGGACCAACAGGGACAACTGGCGCTACAGGAAACACCGGACCCACTGGCCCAACGGGAGTTGGAGCAACCGGCACTACTGGCCCAGCAGGTGATACAGGTGCAACTGGACCAACTGGCATAACTGGCGCAACTGGTATTGCTGGTGCTACGGGTCCTACCGGAACTACTGGTGACGTAGGTGCAACGGGCACAACTGGTGCTACTGGTAACACTGGCGCTACAGGGCCTACGGGCATTACTGGAACTACAGGTACTGCGGGCGCAACTGGCGCAACGGGTCCCACAGGAGTAACGGGAACCACGGGCGATACTGGTGCTACAGGTCCCACGGGTATCACGGGTGATACAGGACCCACGGGCGTAACAGGGACTACTGGCGCAACTGGACCCACGGGCATCACTGGGCCTACGGGTGTAACGGGCGATACAGGTGCAACAGGTATCACTGGTGCGACTGGACCAACTGGAGTAACTGGAGCGACGGGCGTTGGGGCGACGGGCGCGACAGGCACAACAGGGCCTACGGGAGTAACTGGTCCACCAAGTTTTATATTCCGCGGAACATGGAACGACACAGATACTTATGCGGTAAACCATTCTGTCGCATATTTAGGTTCTTTCTATGTAGCCATTGTTTCAAATACGGACACTCTGCCAACTGATACCGACTATTGGACTCTTACTGTTTCCAAAGGCGATACGGGTGCAACTGGCGTAACTGGACTAGAAGGTCCAACAGGTTTAACTGGCCCCACTGGTGCTACTGGTCCTACTGGTCTTGAAGGAGCCACTGGAGCAACTGGCGAAGTAGGCCCAACGGGTGCAACTGGGCCCGGAGGAACAACAGGCGCTACAGGAGCATCAGGTGCACAAGGCGAGCAAGGACTAACTGGTGCTACAGGAATACAAGGAGATATTGGCCCCACGGGTGCTACGGGTGCTACTGGTCTAGGAGGTGCCACAGGTGCCACAGGTGCCACAGGTTCTGAAGGAGCAACGGGCGCTACTGGTCCACAGGGCGACATAGGTCCAACTGGAGATGTCGGACCAACTGGCAGTACAGGCCTAGAAGGTGCTACAGGGCCAACTGGACCAACAGGACCGACTGGTAATACGGGAGCAACTGGCCCAGAAGGCGCAACTGGTCCAGAAGGAGCAACTGGTCCTCAAGGTGACCAAGGATTGTTTGGTGCTACGGGTGCAACTGGGCCAACTGGTGCCACAGGTGCAAATGGTATTCAAGGTGAAACTGGTGCTACTGGCGCAACTGGACCCACAGGCGCAACTGGAGTAACAGGTCCTACTGGTCTAACTGGCGCTACAGGAAACACCGGACCCACTGGGCCTACGGGATTAACTGGAGCGACAGGAGCAGAAGGACCTACTGGCTTAACGGGTGCAACTGGGCCAACTGGTGCAAATGGTATTCAAGGTGAAACTGGTGCTACTGGCGCAACTGGAGTAACAGGCGCAACTGGAGTAACAGGTCCTACTGGTCTAACTGGGGCAACAGGCGACATCGGACCCACTGGGCCTACGGGATTAACTGGAGCGACAGGAGCAGAAGGACCTACTGGCTTAACGGGTGCTACGGGCGCAACAGGACCAACTGGGCCACAGGGAGAAACTGGCTCTTTCGGTGGTGTCACATTTGATTATGTGTACGAGGTTTCATTCCCCACGGAAGTACATAACACATTCCCTAGCGGAATACTCGGTTTCAACAACACCACAATAAGCAGCGCAACAGAATTCTATATATCTTTTTTTGATGCCGATAATGTATCAACAGAAGGATTCCTAAATACAATTGACGATTCAACATCCGAAATTAAAGGTAACTTTAAAATCTACGATGCAGGAACTCCAGAAGATTATGCTTTCTTTGCGATAATTGGCTCTCACACACATCACAACAACCACTTCCATATTCCTGTTTCCTACATGAGTGGTTCCGTTACGAGTTTTACTGATGCCGATTCTGTGCTTATTACTTTTGCCAGAACTGGCGACCAAGGCGATGTTGGACCTACAGGCGCTACAGGTGTAACGGGGGCAACAGGGCCTACGGGTGTAACTGGAACAACGGGTACCACTGGTGCGACTGGACCCACTGGCGTAACAGGCACCACAGGAGCAACCGGACCCACGGGCGTCACAGGAACTACTGGAGCGACAGGACCCACAGGTGTCACTGGAACAACGGGAGCGACTGGTCCTACTGGCGTCACGGGCACTACAGGTGCAACAGGACCTACAGGTGTCACTGGAACCACTGGAGCGACTGGACCTACAGGTGCAACCGGACCGACTGGTGTTACTGGGGCGACTGGAACTACGGGCGCAACAGGGCCAACTGGTCCTACTGGCGTAACGGGCACCACTGGAGCGACGGGTCCTACTGGAGTAACGGGAACGACAGGCGCAACTGGTGCAACCGGTCCAGTTGCTGGTTCTGCCAACCAAGTTGTTTACAAAGACGGTTCTAACGCTGCGGCCGGCAGTGCAAACCTTACATTTGACGGCACAACATTGTCGGTGAGTTCCGTGAG